TCTGAACTATCAGCATATATCGGTACGTTATCAGGTAACACTTTAGCTATGTCGCTGTTTATCATTCCTGTACGATACACAAGTTCGTTTAATATTCTTTGACCATTCCACGTATAAACTTCAACTGCTGCTGTTGGGTCGTTCGTGTAACCAAAATCTAAACCAATACCCACTAACCGAGCATCACTTGGAATACTATCAATTTGTTTCCAGTTGCTGAATATAACGCCCTCAAGCATTCCGATTTCACCTAAGCCATACACACGCCACCAATTAGCCCAATAAGTGCTTGTAGAGGCTTTCTCGCGGTTCTTTTCTATTTGGTCAATAATTGAGTTATCTAAGGCTTCATTATCCTTGTAGGTTAAGATTATAAAGTCTGCGTCGGGTTCGTCTTTTAGTTCGGTATGCACCCAAAACTCATTCGCTGGGTTGAAGTCTAAAAATACTTCTTTTTTAGTCCGTATAGAAAGTTCATTATAAGATTCAAAGGTAACATTATTGCATTCGTTAATATAAAGAATGTCACGGCGAGCACCACGTAACTTAGAGCTATCATCCGCACTAAAAAATTCAAAAACACTCCCATTTTTAAAATTGTAGGTTAATAAAGATTTGTTGAACTGGTCATCGTTAAATCGGTTAGTCCATTTAAGTATTTTAAGAAAGTCTTTTAATGCTCCACGTCTTAAATGCGGTATTGACTCAGCAACTACGCTTATTTCAAGTCCTGCTATTCTTGTTGCTTTATCTATGAGTACGGCTAAAATAGAATACGTTTTCGAAGCCGACGAACCACCCTGAATTATTTTAGTTCGTCTTTTTAAAGCCAGTACCTTATTCGTTGCTGTCGTTCTCTGAAACATCAGGAAATAATGGTTGTTCTAAAATGGTTTGTTCTATCTGTTGTAATGGAGCACCGTAACCGCTATCCATTAGTGCTTTATACGCTGCTACATCGCCCTCACGTGCTTTTTTAATTAAAGCCAAAGTCATTAAGTCCTCTTGACTCATTGTTTCTTCTGTACCTGTTAAAGGGTTCTTTAGCTTTTGATTAACTTCTAACCAATACTTTGCTATTGTGCTTCTATTCTTTGCTCCTTTAGGTCTGCCGTTAGGGTTTCCTGTTTCTCCTTTTTGCCACGCAGGCTTTAAATTATCTTCTTTTGCCATAATCGGTGTTATATCGGTGTTTATTTTAATTCAACTCCGTTCTTCTTAATAACTAAACTTGGGTCAAGTTTTTTCATACGGTCAATGATAACTTGGCAGTATTTCGGGTCAAGTTCCATTCCGTAACACTTCCTTTTTAATTGTTCTGCTGAAACCATTGTAGTTCCGCTTCCTAAAAATAAATCTAAAACTATTTTATTTTTGTGTAATATATTTTCAATAGCCATAGATGCTAATTCAACAGGTTTTTGTGTTGGGTGTAAATATTTAGATGCACCATCTTTATTAATACTCCAAACGCTTCCAAGTCTTTTTCCTATTATATTGGCATCTCTATTATATACTAATGCTATTTCAAAATCGCTTAAAAATGTTCCTTTTAAATCTCCTAATCCACCACCACTTTTATCCCAAATTATCATATTTGTCATTTCTCCTAATGGTTGTAAAAACTCAATCCATTCTTTTACTACTTTCCAAGATGTCCATACAAATACAAAGCCATTAGAATAAATTGGCAAATTATTAATCCATTCAGTTATAAATACATTATCATTTTTTAATATTTCAAATTTTTCAGTTTTAGTTCTAAAATTAGATTGATAGCTAACTCCATAAGGAGGGTCAGTAAATACCATATCAGCCTTTTGTCCATTCATTAACTTTGCCACTTGGTCGCTATCCGTACTATCCCCACAAAGTAAACGGTGTTCGCCTATTTCAAATAAATCTCCTAAAATAATATCCGTTTCAATACCACCTTCGGGAACATCAAACTCATCCTCTTCTGCTTCAAGTTCTTCTTGAACGCTTAAATCAACTGGTAAATCTAACCCCCAATCATCTAACTTTTCAACGTCCCATTCATTTGCTAAACTATCCCAATCCCATTCACCAAAACCTACATTATCTTTTATTAAGAATTCGTTTTTTTGTTCCTCAGTCCATTCGTCTGCTATTATAATAGGTATTTCTTTTAATCCTATCTCTTTACACGCTTTTAAACGCATATTACCACCTAAGACAACGTATTTACCGTCAACGTCAGTAAAAACGATTAGAGGGCGTTTATTTAGCATATCAGGAAATTCTTGAATAGACTTAACTAACTTTTGAAATTTTCCGTCTTTTATTATTCTTGGGTTCTTCGGGTTGGGTTTAACCTCACTTATTTTAACTAACTTCATTTAATTAGGGTTGTATTGATACGTGTTGAATTCTTCTTTTGTTACTGCGTGTATTTCTAAAGAATAAATTTCATAGTCTATAAAAACACAGTAGTTTATTTCTGCTACTTTCATTATTAACCTTAAAGCGTTCCAGTCTTGTTTATGTTTATTTGGATTCATAAATACAATATAGTAATCGCTGGTTAATGTTATGCTCAATTTTCGTTCGTGTTTTTGGATAGGTTATCTTCATAACTTGTTGAACAAACTGCTAATCTTTGATCCGTGTTTTCAAACTCACTTACCATTTTGTCATCGGTCATGCAACGTTGAATGAACTCCGACTTTGATTCGTTACTTGTTGGTTTAGGAATTGGCATCTTCGTAAGTGTTATAAACTTGTTTTAATTGGTTTACTCTTTCCAAAATACACGATCCACATGAAGTTGGTTCGTTACGTACTCCAAACACTCTGCTATGAATTGCAAGTATTGTTTTTTGTTCACTTGGTTTTATTACTTCCGACTTTTTGTCAAACCATTCTTTTAACCAATCGTATTCAGCTTGCTCCAGGCACTTCGCCTTTCTGTAAGGAAACAACTCGTTTAACTTTGCTTTGCGTTCATCGCAGTTACAATCTTCTCCTAATAACCATTTAGCTACTTTTGCTACTCCAGTTACTTCGAGTACCTTTTCAACGGTGTCTCCTAATCCTTTGCTTTCAGCTGCTAATATTTCAGCTTTTGTTCGTCTTTTTCTTGCCATGTTTTTATTTTATTAATTCGTAATCCTCGTTTTTGTAGTCCTCATAATGTTCGCCTACTTCTATTTTTAAACTATCCTTGCAGTATTTTAACGTTTGCCATACTGACTTAAAACTTATTCCAGTGCATTTTTGTATTTGGCGCGTACTCATTCCAGTATCTCGGTAAAGTTCATATAATAATTTGTCGTACCAATGCCAACTGTTTACTGTTTCGTTTATTTTTACTTCTAATTGCTTTTGAGCGTTCGTTTTTTCGTATGGACTACTTTCATCTACTAACTGAATTGCCTCCGTTATATCGACTTTCTGTAGCCTTTGTTTACTCTTTTCGAAGTCATAATACATATTTCGTAAAACAATCCATACAAACCCCTTGTAAATGGTTCCGTTACGGTAAAATCGTTCTTTGTTTTCGTGTTTCGCCAGCTTTAAATACATTTCTTGAACTATATCTTCAGCTAAATAATACTCTCCAAACGAGCGCACAACTTTAATCCAGTGTTTATGGTCTGCGTAAAGGTCATTCAAAAAACGGTTAGTGTCCAATTATAAACAACAATAAAATAAATAATACAACTATCAAACCACCCAAAACACGAATCAAACTCTTTCGCATTTCCACCTCATTAAACAACCATTTCTGAATCTTAATACTCGGAACGCTCCAAACAAAAACAAGTACAGCCCTATCCAAAAAGAATAAGGCTATAATGAAAGGAAATAAAAGTATAGTTAAGTATTTCACATGGCTAAGTTATGCAATTTTCTTTTATAATTCAGCAAACGTCCTAATGCTCTTGAGCAAATCTCTAATCTATCACTGTATTTTTTAGCTAAATTAGGTAAGTAACCTTTGTTTGAAGTTTTAATAAAATCGCTCAACATTCTCATTCGTGTTTGCATACCGTCAATCATGTATTCAATGTCCTCAATTCGCTCTTTAATTAAATCAACATCTAATTGTTGACCAGTTCCAGTGCATGACATACATTCATAATCAACTATATCCTGCAAATAAGGAATTTCAGTTCCATTGTGTTCAATTGTTACAGTTCCCCAACCATTACACTCTTGGCAATCTCTTGTTAAATTTTTCATAATTCGTGTTTTTAATTGTTAATTGTTGAACAAATATAATTACATTTTTTAATATAACAACAAAAAGAATAAAAAAAAGCGGAATTTTTTACGTTCCGCCTTCCGACCGTGTTACCACAATCCAAAAATGATTCAGTAAGTGTTCTAATGGTAACTATCTGAATACGTTATTTACTAAAAAACTTTCCTATCTTTTCAATTGATCTACTCGATAAAGTACTTCCACTCATAAATTTATGCAGGTTAGGTTGTTTTACTTCTACTAACTTCGAGAAAGCGTTTAAGCTCAATTCGTGTTTTTGTAGGTACTGTTTAACCATTGCCCTCGTTACTTCATTCGCTTCGCTTAAAACTTGTGCTGCGTAATTCATATACCATTTAAAAAGTCATCGAATTCTTTTCCATAGTTGGGTCTGCCATTTGGTTTTCCAGCTGTTGGCTTCGCTTGTTCCTGAACTGGTTTAAAACTTAGGCTTTGAAACTTTCCTTTTTGTCCGTCTTTTACCCATGCTGAAACGTAATACTCAACGCCACCTATCGTTGCTTTACCCTGATAATGCGGGTGCGTTTCCTTTTCTCTTTTGTCGTTAGTAAATAACGCTCCGCTGTTGTCTCTCTTTTCCATTTTATTTTAATTCTAATTTATAATACTCCAATGTTATATCTGCTATTCTTTCCGCATCTTTACGAATTCGTGCTTGTCTATCCTCATTTTCAAATGGACTATGCCATCTTTCATCTGAAACAGCATCGTAATTCAAATACGTAATTATTGCTTCAACAACTCTCTCTCTTCTTTCATCGTAGTCCATAGGGACTAACATAACTTTTGCTAAGTTTTCCATTTTTACTTTGTTTTAATATATAATCGTTTAAATCTTTCAACCGAACAACAAAACTCCGTTATAGGGTTTGTTTCATATTGTCTTATTGTTTCATACCAAAGTTTGTCTTTTTTAAAATCTTTGATTTGAACTATTTGCTCTCGGGTCGTGTTTTTGTAGTAACCCATTACTTTTAAATCTTCATTCATAATTCTAAAATTAAATTGTTATAATACTCTCTTGCTAATTCTATTCTTTCTTTAATTTGTTCTATTACACTTTCGTCTTTTGCTATTTTAAAGACTTTCACGCGCTTTTCTCTTGGTATGTGGTCAAAGTTATGTTTCTTCTGAACAAAGTCCCTTACATCCAAACTTTCATCAATTAACCCTTGTTTCCAATGTTCTCTTCTAACTTCATCTTCTACAATTTGAAAAGGTGTGTTTACAAGGCAATAACAAAGTAACGCTTCGTCTTTTCCTGATAACCACATATAACCTTGTAATTGATAGTAATAATCTTTATTAGGGCATTCGGTTTCAAAAAACGGAAAAGTTGTAGCATCCCAACTGCATTTAACATCCAAAAGAATTTCATTCGTGTTTACGTCAGGTGTTCCAGTTAAATAATCATTGATTAGATTCTCGTCATTTTTATAGATGAATCCTAAGTCAAGAACTTCATTAACTAATTTGATACCTTCATCTTCAACCTCATTACCTTTGTCAGTGTACCTACTCCAAAACTCTTTACGGATTCCGTATTTATGTTCAATAGCAAGTTCCTGAATATAGGTCTTTGTAGTTTTAGATAAGACCTCACCCTTTGTTTTGGGTGAAGTCATTATGCGGCCTAATTGTGAGCAACGTATTTTCATCAGTATCTAAGGCTTATTTTGTTTCTACTCTTGTAATTATAAATATCTTCAATTAAAGTTTTGTATTGTTCACGATTAGCACAATCTACCATTGCTGTTGGTTGTAATCTTATTTTGTGCATAAAATCATTAAAATCAAATGTTTCTTTTTGAAGTAAACCCATCATTGTTTGAACAAAACCTGTACGATTATAACCAGAATAATAAGGTTTAATCATTCGTATTTTATTAGCCATATCTTGAGCCAAATAAATATCTCCGCATCTCCAAGTTCCTTGTTCAAATATTTGTGAAGAACCATCTAATTTACTACCGCTATAAATACTTTTTGCATAAGTTCTTGTTGTACCACTACCAATATTTTGACATAATGCAATACAATCATTAAAAGTATAATCATCATTTTTATTTGCAAATTCACGTAGTTTAATATATGGCTCAACACCCATATTAGCATATCCTTCCATAAAATCTTTTTTACTCCAATTCTTTTGATTAAGATTTAATGTATGAACTTCATTTAATGAATACCCATTTACAATAATGTAATAAACAAATGATTCAGCTTCTTTGGCAGCCATTAAACGATGTTGTCCGTCTATTACTTCCATTCGTTCATTAACTAAAATTGGGTTACACTTCATTCCATAAACACGAATTGAATCAGCTAATCGCTTAATGTGTTGTAAATTTGGAACTCTGTTTCCGTCAATCTGTTTAAAGATTGATAAATCACTTGTTTGATAAACCTTGTTTACCTCTTTTCCTGTTTGCACGTGGTTACTGTACTTCGCCATTGGTGCTGCTGTTGTGTTATACATAGCTTTTAATTATATAAGTAATAATGCTTTTTGTTGAACTTCATTTAATTCAAACTTTGCTTGTAGTTCTTCAGCTGTAAATTCACCGTTACGGATAGCTTCTACTGCTTTTAAAAATCGTTCACCTTGTATTGTAGGCTTTTTTTCAGTCTTTACAACTTTTATTTGTTCTCCAGCTGCATCAACGTCTTTATCGGTTACAATACCTAAAATCGAAGATAATGCGTAACGTCTTAAATAAGTAATTGCAGAACCTAAAACTTGAAAATCATTCATTCCTTTTAACTGAACGCCTTGAGGAATATCTGTTTGGCTATCTATTTGTTCTCCGCTTTCAGAATGAAACAATACAGTTACTATTGTTTGCCCATTAATTAACTGAGTGAAGCCTAATCCGTGTTTTTGTAATAACGGATTAATCACTTCAAAGATTTTAGGAAGGTCAGCGTACGAATATCCGTAGCCTTGCGTTCCTTTGTGGATCACTGGCACTTCTTGTTGAAATGCTGCTAAACTTTTAAATAGGTTTTTCATAATATAAATTTTAATTGTTTGACAAATATAACTATTCTTTTTAATATAACAATGAAATCAAAAAAAAATTATAAAAATTTCTTTAATCCAGTCGCACATCGTTCTATGCTGTTTGCTCGTTCCTGAAGCGACTTTATCTGCTCGGCTATCGTTTCCTTACAATCGCTTGTAAAATATCCGTTAGACGTCGCAATAAGCGGTATTATGCCATTTGTACGTATGTAGTTAACCATTTTACGTAAACGCGGACCATTCATTTTAATTTTATAACCTCGTGCTAAAAGATATTCGTTTAATCGGGTTACTATTAATTCGCTTTTAATTGGGTTTTCTTTTTTGTAGTTTCGGAAACCATGCACCACTACTGGCAGAATCTCCATTTCTTCGCTTGTAAGTTCGTGTGTGAACTCTTCAAAATTTGTTACGCTCATAATATAGTTTTTAATTGTTAAGTCAAAAGTAATTATTCTTTTTAATATAACTCTAATTCTTTTATCTTTTTTTTATATTCAACTATCATTTCTTTTAATTCAGGAATAGAATACTTCCGTGTTTCGTGTGCTAATAGGTCAAGTGTATTTAATTCAGATTCGGAATAACGCTTTACAAAGTTTATCCTGTAATCATTAACCATACCTCCATTATATTGGTTGCACGTAATGCATTGTGCATTTATATTACTTTCGTGAAATCTAACACTTGGGTAATTACCTACTGAATATAGGTGACCTGCATCCGTCTTTCCTTTAATTGGCTTTTGGCAAGAAATACAAGGTAATCCTTTATCCCTTAACCTAACAAATTTATTTACTAATTGCTGGAGTATTTTTGTGTAATCACTTAAAGTAAGTAATTCTTTTTTCATTTTCTGTTTTTTAACCTTCCATTGCTTCGCTTTTTCGGATTCTACCCAAACACGAACGCATTCATCGTTTAAGCAGTATTTCATATTAAAGCGGATAGGCTCAAACTTCTCTTTGCAGTTTTTACACCTCATAATCAAATATTGATGTTTGGTTTATATTCGTCTTTTTATAAATATTCAATGCTGTTTCAAGTATTGTTTTCCCGGCTTCATAATCTACTAAGTTTCGTGCCATTTTAATTACTGATTGAGTACCGTTGTATTTTTTAAAATCGTAATTATGAAACTCACACAATCCTTTTAATTCATCTTTTGCTTGACTTATTGCAAATCTTCTATCATTTAAACCACTTGGCAAATTAAAGTTGGTCCAGTACAAATGCCTTCCTCGTTTTTGTGCGTGTATTAAAGGTTCGTAGTAAGGTATTACATTTTCAACTACAAATTTTCCGTGTTTATAATAATGCTGTAAAAACAAAATTTCTTCATATAATTTCATATCCGGGTAAACTGGTTCTGTTGTAGTATCGTAGTTTGAACTATTCCAATACCTTGCTCGTGAATGCGTAGGACAAGGGGGCGAACTCCATATAAAATCAAACTCTTTAAAATTGTCTAATAAATATTGGTGTGCGTCTGCAACTATTACTTTGTCATTTGGGAAACGTTCTTGGTATAAACGCGCTGCTTCAGGGTCAAGTTCTACTGCTGTTATTTCTAAGTTGTCTGCAACCTCGTCCCATTTGTAACGATTGCCACCTAAACAAGCATATAAATTTAAAATTCTATATTTCATAATTTTTAACTGTTAATTGCATTTCTAAATCCTTATTCTTAAATTTTTCTTCAATTAGTAACTTTTCAAGTCTGAAATTCTGCTGTAATGCTATTCTTAGTTCCTTTTCCATAGCATCGTAACTAATTTTTACTTGTTGTAAGTCTGCTAAACTATGTTCCATTGAATGTATTAAATCATATCTATTTGAAGCACGTTCTTTTATTTCTTCAAGGCTTAGTTTAATCTTTAAATAGGTAGTGTCTAAGTTTACTTTGCCAGTTATAATTGTCAATTCGTCCATTTATTCGTGTTTTTGCTTGTTATAATAATCAAAACGGAACATCTTTATTATTCATTTTTTCTGAAAACGATTTAATTTCTTTTCCGTTTACTATATCGGGTTCAATCAAAGGTAGTTGTTTAGCTGGAAAACTATTTGAAACAGTTACAGATTGTAACGGGTTGACTGAATTAATTTTAAACCCTAAGCCGTTGTTGAATTCACAAAGTACAGGTTCATCCAACCTTGTATGCATTCCGCCCGTGTCCATATCCTTAATCTTTTCCACGTTAACCATAGTGTAATACTTCATTGTTTCGTGTTTTATTAGCCTGTGAATTACAAACATATCGTCGCACCTATTTAAAAATGCCTTACCGCCTTCTACGTGGTCTTTTAAAGGTGGTTTAAGGTGTCCTTTCCACATATGCCCGTCTGCATATAAATTACCGCTCCTACCACTTTCGCTATTTGGGTGCGTGTTTATGTAAATTGTCATTCCTGATTCATTTACAAATTGCCTTGCCTGATTTAAAAACTGATAGTTTCCTTCATAAGTCAAAGGTCGGTCAAGTCCTGTAAAAGGGTCAATTAATCCGGCATCGCAGTCGCTATCTTTAAAAAA